GCAATGTATACAAGACAAGAACCAACATTAAATTATACTTCGCTTTCTCCTGGTTATTCAGATATAGTGTTCTATTATAGGTGGGATTAATATGGCAGAGAATTATTATTATGTTTTGAATACTGGGAAAACTCAAAGTGAAACTTTAAATTATACTTATGCTCAAAAAGGCAACGCATTTCCTACAGTTGCTTTTTATGAAACCCCAGTTAATCCTATAATCAAAAACCCAGGGATTCCTTCTTCTGGTAACTTTGCTGGCATAGATAATCTTTCAGCCAACTTTTATGAGATTAGAAAAGCACCTTATGATTTAATGAGCAATGGTAATATTCTTAATGCAGAACCTAAAATATCTGGTAATAGTGATACGGGTCTGGTTAATAGAATACACCCTGCTGGTTATTCTGATACTGCTACAGATGCTAACCATATTTCTAAACATGCTTCTAATTTACAAGATACTAAGTCTAATAGAGTTAGATTAAAGGATACTGTTTCTGGTACTTCGGCTGTTGGTAGTGCTGGTTTAGGAATGGATTTAGAAGAATATGATTATTTTATTTTAATAAACCCAGAGATTACAGGAAATGATGGAACAGTTTCTATTAGGCCACATTTTGCAAAGGTCACAAAAATTCTTCAATACGATACTTATGGTGATGGTATAGAATTTTCTCCTAAATATTCATCAGACTTGCCTATAGATACTAAATTTGAACTTTATGTTGGCCCTCATGTTACTAATACAAATGTGGTTGCGGTTTCTTATGGGTTAAGAGGAAACACATCTTCTTCCTCCTCCCCTATATCAGATAAATATGATGTTAGCAATGTTGTAAGTAGACCCACATGGTATTTTTATGAAGATAGATTAGATACAAAAGACCAATTAAATTACGGCACAAAATATCAATTAACCAGTTGTAGGTTTTATAAGAATTGGACTTCTTTTGGAGGTACTGCTAGTCAAACTTCAGATGGTAAATATCATAGTACCTCAACAATTAATTCTTCTGTGTTAAACAATTCTGATTATCAAGGACACAGTATTTGGATGGATGTAAGTGGTGTTAAAAAGTATGTAGGTAATTTAGTAACAGCACATGCATCGACACCTACATTAGATGATATTAAAGAAGATATACCAACAGCATTAGAAGGTGCATTAACAATATATTATGGTAGGGATATTTGTCAAAGTGTCTTTTTAACTGAACCTGATTTCGGAACATTGATAACCGATTTAGGGCCAAAAAATCTAGATGCTACATTAGTAGATAACATAAAAGAAAAGGATAGAACAAAATATGATTATGATAACAATAGTACCTTTTCGCCTGACCCTTCAGTATGGCGTATGATAAATAGAAATGCTCAAAGAAACTCATATGATAGAATGGTAACTCATGCTAATTGGTTTAATTATACAGATTACACCCATGCTCATGCTGATATGACTGGGCCAGTTAGACACCTTCATTATAAAAGTGCTGATTTAAAGAACAATATATTAACTACTGTTATAGATACTTCTGTAAATTATCCAAGAAATAAAGCAACACAAATAGCAAGAGCAAAAACTCTAGACCAAACTGGAACACAGTTCTTAAAATTAAAAGAAGACGCTTCATTTAAGATAAGAAATTCTATCTTTACTGGGGTCTTAGGTGAATATAAATTACCTTATACAGTAACTAGTAATTCTGCATCTGGGTATAAAATTATATTAAATCAAATACCAGAAGGGTTTGATTGTAGAAATGATTCTTTAATTAAGTCAGGAGATTCCATTAGAGTTGATACTAACTACTACATGGTCTCTGCAATTGCTGCCCCTGATATATCATATAGAACTCAAACGCTTACCGTAAACAAAGTAAGAGGCACAAAGGATAATGTATATAGTAACATGTCATCAATGGTAACATTCGATAAAGCAGATGCCTATGTTGCTTCTTGGAATGGTGGGTTGATTTCAAATACACCAATGGATACAGAAGTAGTATATGCTTCAAATGCATTTAAAAGATTAACAATGAACGGTAATACTGTATCTAAATCTAGTTCTTCACTTTATAATAATAAACTGGTATTATTATCTGGGGAGTTTATAGGATTAGATATACCAATTGATTATGGTGATTCAGAAACTAAGTATCTAAAGTTACAGGATTCTGATAAAGAATTATATATCCCAACAGGAACTTCTGCTACATATAAACCGTCTTTTATGTATTATTTATCTGGTAATTATGCTATAGATGAAGAGATATTTAGAGGTAATGTAGAAGACACAGTGGCTAAAAATGATAAAGGATTAGTCACCTATGAGATTACAGGTAGAGATAAATTGGCTAAGTTACTAAATAATACTGTCAATAAGAATTTAAACTATACAAATGATATTATTTATTCTTCTTTAAACCCAATGTTTTTATCATCAGAAACAATTAGTATTGCTGTTAGTGGTACTTTAGTTGCTGGTGCTACCACCTTCACAAGTACCAGTGCTTCTTCTTTAGCAAAGTATGATTTAATTTTTAAATCCGACATGACATTAATAGGAGAAGTTCATGGTGTTTCTGGTAATACAGTAACATTAAGAGATGGTGCATTAGCAGGTAATGGTAGTTCTAATACACCCGTTAAAGCAGTAAGTTTAACTAATACTACTACTAATAAATTTTATCAAACTGCTGTTAAAGCCTTAAATGTAAATCCATTAGCAAGTTCTAATGCAACTGACTTAGTTTCTGCAAGCGATAAAGGCCTTGTTTTCATTGATGGTGAAGAGTTGATATATGATGCAAACAGAAATCAATCTACTTCATCGTTGCCATATACTTCTGCTACGGGTAGTTATAGAGAGGACGGTTCTTTAGGTTATCACATTTCTAGCGTGAAGGGATTAAAAAGCAAAGATTCTAAATTTGCATTTAAACTTGGAAATGAAGATAATCCAATACCTACAGAATCTAGTAAAATAATTTCGTCTTCTCATAATTATTATACAATTGTAAATAAAATAGAAAAGGAAGGTGAACCAACCACATTAACAGTTGCGCCGACTATGCCCATTGTGTTAGCAAGTATTGAAACGAATACATCTGATACTAGATTTACAGATAGCAATTCTTATTTATACTTCTTAAATAATAATATACCAAAAGCAGGGTTCCTTCATAAATTAAAAAATACTCATGGTGGATATAACTATCTATCTTCTGGAATTTTTAAGTACCAAGACCTTCAAACATTTACACCAGGAAGTTTAAGCCAAACGTCTGTAAATTCTATTTATAATGATTTAGGAAATTTAAGCATGTCTGCGGCTGCACCGTCTTATTGTATTAGACCAGATGGTGCGTCACTATCACCAACATTATTATTAACAAATAACACCACTCCAATAGAAGGTAGTAATATAATTGATTCAGATTATAATGCACACTATCAAACCGCTACCGGTAATTATTTGTATAAACTTTCAGACAATTCTGCTTTAACACCACCAGAAAGTTCAGTTAGAGACCTTGTTCTAGAAGAAACACTTAATGAGGGTAATTTACAAATACAAACATGGGGAGCAAGCAGTGGCTCTGCTGCCCTTAGATTTAGTGCAGTATCTGATTTACAAAATCAAGATACTAGGATTAAAAATTATGAGTTGATGGCTTTAGGAGATTTATACCCTGAGTCTAAATTAAGACACAATCATTTAGGATTCTCTAGTAAAAGTTTAACTTCATATGGAATGTTATTAGAATCAGATTCACAAGATGGTGCCTCTATTAGTCATGCTAATTATCAAGGAACAAGTAGTGAAGCACTAATGAAAGAAAGCAATTATCAAACTGGTCAGATTTCATCTAGTTCTGTTAATAGTGATGGTATTAAGAGATGGGGTGTTATGAGATTAGTAGAAGCAACATATGATTGGCACTTTAATCCTGTTGATGCTGAAAATATGCCAGCCACTAGCAAAATACCAGAAATTGCTAACTTTAAATATCAGAGGTTTAAAACACCAACAGAACCAGATACTAGTAATATAACTTATTGTGATATAGATGAGGATGAGGGAACAATACAATTCAAAACTAGTACGGCCTCTTCTGGTAATAATAAAACTATTACCGTACAACCTAATGATATGTTATATAGCGCGGCATCTGGTCATTTATTAGCAGTATATAAGGGGCAACAAGTTTCATTACACGGTTCTTCAGATAGTAGTAATTGGACAAGCGGCAACTGGATGTTATTCAATACAGGAGTAAATGCTAAAGTGTATGTATTAAGACAGGAATATAAATTAACAGGCGGTACGAGTGTACTTCACAAACTACCAGGAATGATGGACTTTAATCTATATGCAACTACTAATGATGGGTTTAATGATTTAGCGGAAAACCCGATTAAGTTTACAAATGTAATACTAGCAAGAGAACCAATTGATAAAGCATACTTTGATTATAATATTTTAACTGGAGATGAGGATAATCCTACTACTTTAACATTAGACCCACAGAATATTTTCATACCATTAGTTTCAGGTGTTAGAAGAAATAATGATAATACTGATAAAAAGTATTATGCTATTTCTGCATTCCACGATACAGAACAATGGGAAAATAGTAGAGACCATTGGGATAGTTATACTCCTCCTAATTATCACCATACCTCTAGAGTTCTAAGCGCATTATGTTTAGAAACATTTGATAGTACGAGTAGTCTAAGTAATCAGACACATAAGGCACAAAACTTCTTAATGGGAACAGGGCATTTATATGATAATTGCATTGCTGTCTTTAAGGATATTAAGAATAGTTTATCTGACATGAGTTATGATTTAGGAATTACAAGTGCTCCTTTAGATTGTGCTACAAATGCTAACTATAATACGTTTGACCCCCATACTGCTAATTCTGAAATAGACCAACATGGGCCTAATATTATGATAAAAAGAAAAGGAAAGAATGCTGCATTTGTGGGCACAAGAACTAAACAAAGGAT